AGCAGCATCAGCAGCATCAGCACCAGCAGCAGCATCAGCAGCAGCAGCACCAGCAGCACCAGCAGCATCAGCAGCATCAGCAGCAGCATCAGCAGCAGCAGCACCAGCAGCAGCACCAGCAGCAGCACCAGCAGCAGCATACTGCTGAGCATCAGCAGCAGCGTGCTGCGCTGGCGTACCGCTGCCCGCGCTGTGGTGCTGCGTTGACGCAGCAGCATTACGGGGCTGCGCGGCGGTACGGGTATTGCGGGAAGTGTAAGGAGAAATGAAAAGCCCCATCCGGCAACGGATGGGGCTTGATGGGATGCGGCGGGTCGTCTAGATGACGCCCGCTCTGCGGAGGATGAATGCGTAGTGTTCTTTTGCCTCTTCGAGATTGTCGTATTCGTACACTTCGGCAGTGCAATCGTAGCCTCGGCGCTCTATGAAATAGATGACGACCGAGCCGGTTTCAGTGCGGAACACACGGTACTGGATATCGTCCCCGTCGATATTGAACCGCACCGAGCCTATCTCCGACCCGTTGAAGGTGGCGACCTCGTAGTTGTTGTCGCCGGTGAAACTTCGGTACCCGCGCCAGATAGAGATTGTTGCCATTTGTGTGCCGTCCTTTCTTGACGTGTGTTTATCGTTTACGTCTCTACTATACCGCACACGCCGCGATTTGTCAAGCCCCAATTTCGCGGAAAATCCGGCGGATTTTCCGCTTGACAACCGGCGCGGGGTGTGGTAAAGTAGGGGCGTGATCGATAATTACTAAGGGAGGTCAAAAATGGCTACGATCAACATCTGGAAAGGAACCAAGCGCGTCGTACGCGGCAATACATATAAGACCGTCGCGTACGTTGAGTTTGACGGTGAGTGTTTGGGAGTCTGTTGGGAAGAGTACGACTCCCGCGGCGTAGAGACGACGGTGTTTCGTTCTTCCGATGGGCGTATAATCGTCCACCAGGAGAGGTGGAGCAGATGGGAGGGCGAGGAAACTCGCGCAGATGTTTTCGTTTTCCCGTCTATTGAAGACGCAACGGACGCATTCCGGTGGGAGTTGGAGCAGGCGGGGATCATTCCCCGCCCGACGCTCACACTCGAAGAGGTTGACGGTCGGTAGTCAGTTCGGGGCGTTCCGGTTCGCCGGAGCGCCCCTTCGTTGTAAAGGAGGTTCAATGCGGGTACGGGTTTGGCACGGTTGGCGGGGCGTCCACGGTAACAGAGATGTTTCACAGTTCGTCTGGATCGAGCTCGACGGTGAACTGCTCGGTTCCCTCGTCGTTGAGGTCGACGAAGACCGAACGGACGAGCGGGTATTCTACCAAACGACTGACGGACGGATCGTCGTCGCCGAGCACCGCTACGGCGACTGGGAGAAGGGCGGCGTCGATTACGGGGTAGTGTCGGTGTACGCCGACCTCGAAGACGCTGCGCGGCGCGGCTGGTACGAAGACCTCGTGCGGGTCGGCGCGTATGATGCGCCGACGCTGGAACTTGATGAGTGGCTAAGCCGGTACGAGGAAGAGGAATGAAGATCGCTTTTGAACGCACCCCAACCGCGATCTGCGCAGTGCTGTACGAGCCGGGCGAGTGCGACCGCATCATCAGCGTCTCTCGCGCGAGCGACGCCATCGACGTATTCGCGCTTGACGTTTCTCCCGCCGCGTACAAGCCTCTCGACGCGCTGTTCGCGTTGTCGCGCGTCGTCTGCGTCGAGATCGAGCGACGCGAAGGCGGCTGGCGCGTTGAGGTCGCGTACTGGAACAAAGGTCTGGGCACGCTTGCGCAATACGAGACGGACGCGGCAACGCTCTCAGAAGCGCTGGCGCGCTGTGTGTGGGCGCTGGCGAGGTAGCGGTGCGGGTTGACGTTGTGGAGCGCCGGGCGAACGTCCGGCGCTTTTTGTTTGCCTTGAACGTTGGGTATTGACAAACGGTGCGGGTTGTGGTAAAGTGTAGTCACGGCAATCGATTTACCACAGAGAAAGGAAGAGATGCTATGTCCAGCAGCGAGCTTGCTCACTTTTTGAACGTCGCCCTCGACATTCAGGCGACGCCGTACCCCGGCGTTCACGTCGATGACGGCGTAGCGGCGGCGACAGACGGGGTGATGTTGGTCGTCAAGACGTTCAGCGGTGAGTTCCTTCGCGGCGAAGGCGCAATCTCGCCGAAAGCCGCGAAGGTGCTTGAGGCGCTGGCGGAGGCGACGTGGATCGGGAGCATCGAGGTTGACGGAAACCGCGTGACCGTAACCGCGCAGACTACGCAGTACGACGAGAAGGCGGGAGGTGAGGTCGCGGGCGAGTACTGTGAGGTGAAGTTGCCCGAATTCTACTGCCCGCGAGCGCCGGTCGCGCGGATGCTTGGAGTGCTGACGGACGAGAGCCGCGGGTGGGTGCAGATCGTTGAGAATCCCCGGATAAAGAACGTCAAAGAGTGGAGCGTGAAGGAGTTCGTTGCGTTGGTGAGTAATCCACGCGAAGGATACGAACTCTTCCGGTTGAAGGACATCGATGATGAGCACTGGTACAGCGTCGCCCAACTCCGGCGCGGGCTGCGGCTGTTCGGGAAGAACTCCCGCCTAAGCGTCCGCCGGAACGCCAAAGGCTGGCTGGCGTTCGGCGATCAGTGGGGGTATACGTTTGCGGTTACGCCGTTTGTCAAGCACGATTAGGAGACGTATATGCCAAGTCTAGACATCGCAAACTTTTTGACTGTCGCGCTCGATGTGCAGAATGAGGGATATGCCGGAGTTCACGTCTCCGGCGGCGTGGCTGCGGCGACCGACGGCGCGATGCTGGTCGTTGCTGATTGGGGTTCAGAGTTCCTCCGCGGCGAGGGGACGATATCGCCGCGCGCGGTGCTGGCGCTGGCAGCGCTGGCGGAGGCTACAAATCTCGGCGGTATTGACGTGGACGGCAACCGTGTGATCGTTGTCGCCCAAAGCACGCGGTATGAGGAGCGGGGAGGGGAAGTGACGGGGGATTTTCAGACTATTCCTCTCCCCGATTTTTACTGCCCGCACAATCCCGCCGTTGTGCATCTAGTCAGAAACCTGACAGACGCAGAGGAGAGTTGGGTTCCCCTCGCCGAAAATCCCGTTCTGAAGAACCTTCGCACCTTACGCGCAAATGATTGTGTCGTTCTGTCGGGTTTATACGGCGAAGGGTACGAACTGTTCCACCCGAAAACCGAAGGCGACACGCTGTACTACTACAGCGTCGCTCGGCTGCGACGAGGTTTGAAGTTGTTCGGCGCGCGTGCGCGCCTGAGCGTGCGCAGGAGCGCCAGAGGTTGGTTGGTGTTTGAGGACGGATATCAGAAGTTTGCGATCGCGCCGTTCGCCGACTAACCGCAGCGCAAACACCAGAACCGCCGGACGCGCGTCCGGCGGTTTTTGTTTATTCAGCAGTGTCACAACACATCATTCTCTTTTATTTATACAGCGTGTTGTGACAACAGTGCGCGGGCTTGGCGGCGGCGGGGAAAAGAAAACCCCGCGCTTGTCAGGCGCGGGGGTTCGGGTCGGGTTCGTTGATTAGATGAGGCGCATATCTTTCAGTGCTTGTCGCAACTCGTCATTCTGCGCCGCTTCCTCAAGGTTGCTGAACCGGAAGATGTGCCCGTAGTGCGGTTCGCCGACGATGCCCGACCAAGTGGTGAGGTGCACGATAATTTCGCCCTCTGTCTGATAAACGTAGTAGGTCTTTCCGTCAATTACGTCCTCGAACCATCCGATTTCCTCAGCGATTATTTCGGTAACCGTGTACTTGCTGGTGTCGTCGCCTGGCAGAAACGTTCGCTCGCCTTCCCAGATTTTGTACATCTGCAGCATTTTGTGTGCCTCCTAGGTGCTAAGCGCTTATCGATTACGGTTATACTATACCACACCCCGCGCCGTTTGTCAATACCCAATTTTCGAGATTTTCCCGCGATTTTTGTGGGGTTGACAGACCGGCGCGCGCGTGGTATACTGTGCGTGTAGTCGATTACGCGAAAGGAGACCACTAATGCCCAAGCGACGCTCTGCACCAAAGCCGCGCCCCGCGCGCGAGGTCGTTATTGAGGAAGGCGCTGACTACCGCCTCCTCTACGACCGCGAGACGCGCGACTACGCGGTTGAGTACCGCGGCGAGCCGGTCGGCTGGCGCGCGTATGTTGAGGACGCGCGCCGACTGGTGGAACAGTTGCGGTACGAAGAGGCGCGACGCGGCGCGGGAAAGGAGTGAATGATGTTTCGAGATATTGTACTAATCAACGGACCCGTCCCGAAGGACGGGGTTGCGGACTACGAAAGATTGCGCATCAAGGCGCGTCCGCTTGGTCGTCCCTACACTTGGGACAACGGGCGGGCGTGGAACCCCCACACAACGAACGGCGGCTTCATCCTCGTCTTCGAGTGTGAGGACGGGACGATCTACGTTCAAGAAATTGAGTGGGAAGTTGACCCATACCCGGACGCGACGCCTGACCCTCGGACGTACTACTACTACGAGCGCTACGACTCGCTCGCCGAAGCGCGAGCGGGCGGGCGCGGGTGGTTGATAGAGTACGCGCTGGGAAACGAGTAGTTCCGCCCCGCTGTTCCCACACCCCGCCGGCGTCGGCGGGGTTTCTGTTTGTTCAGCAGCGTCACAACACTCGATCTTCTTTTATTTATACGCAGTGTTGTGACACCCGCCGCACCACCTGAAAGTAGTACTCCCCCGCGCCCGCTGTTATTCCATCAGCAGTGTCACAACACTCTATAGAAATAAAAGAGAAGCAGGTGTTGTGACACCCCGCGCACGCGCCGCGATCTGGCGTACGAAAACGCGGCGCTTCTCTGGTACAATTAAAGTGAGGGGCGCACAGCGCCCCGCTGAAGAGAGAGAGAGGAGTAGGAGGGCATCACGTGAACCTTCCCTTTTCGCAACCGCTGGACAAGGTGACCTTTGGCGCACTCGCCGCTGCGACTGTCATCATTCTCACCTGGGCGCTGCGTGAGTTCGCGGGGATCGATTTGCCCGCCGAGGTGCAATCCGCATTGGCGGTGATTATCGGGTATGTCGTCTCGTATCACATCCCACTGAGCGAGGTTGAGGCTGAGGCAATCGCGCGGAAGTACTATCGGAATTACAAATGACGACGGAAGATCTGCTGACAGACGAAGCCCGCGCCGCGGTGTTGCGCGCGTTGTTTATGATCGTTGTCAACGACAACGAACCGGCAAGCGCGCGCGTCGCTGCGGCGCGGCTGTTTCTGTCGCAGTTCGATGAGCAACCGAACGCCGATCAGAGCGTAATGGTGATCGTCGATGAGGCGGCGTTCGTCAAGACGGTATGAGATACGTTTGCCCCAGTTGCACGCCGACCAGCGCGCCGTTGCGGAACAGACCAGAAGCGCGCGGTTTGTGCATCTGCGCGCGGGGCGGCGGTGGGGGAAATCGCATCTGCTGGCGCGAATGCTCACCGAAGCCGCGCTGGTGCGGCGGCAGACGGTCGGGTATTTCGCGCCGACCTACAAACTGATGCTGCCGGTGTGGGAACAAGTGCGGCGCGTGCTCCGCGCGCCGGTTGCTGATGAACACAAAGCAGAGCGGCGGATTGATACAACCACAGGCGGGCGTGTTGAGTTCTGGTCGTTGGACAACGAGGACGCCGGACGGTCGCGCGGGTACGATCTGATTGTGGTGGACGAGGCGGGGTTAGTGCGTAATCTGGAAACAATCTGGCGCGAAAATCTGATCCCCGCGCTGCTCGACCGGCGCGGGCGCGCGGTGCTGGCGGGAACTCCGAAGGGGAAGGGGGATTTCTGGCGCATCCACCAGACCGCGCTTGACGACCCGCGCTGGGCGACGATCCGGCGTTCAACAAGTGACAACCCGCGTCTCGATCCGGCGGATATTGCGCTGCTGCGGTCCGCGATGACCGAGCGCGCCGCGCGCCAAGAGTTGGACGCTGAGTTTCTCGACGACGGCGGCGCAGTGTTCCGCAACGTTCGCGCTTGCGTCGGTGAAATTGCGCGCAGCGACGAGGCTGCGGTCATCGGCGTGGATTGGGGGCGGTATGAGGACGCGACGGTATTTGTCGCGCTCGACCCGCAGACGCGGTGCGTTGTTGATGTGGAGCGTCTGGTCGATGTGGATTTCGCAACCCAGCGCCGCGCGCTGCTGGCGTTCTGGCAGCGGAACGGGTGCGGCGCGGTGATTGCGGAGGCGAACAGCATCGGCGCGCCGAACATCGAAGAGTTGCAGCGCGCCGAGCTGCCGGTGCAGGCGTTTACAACGACAATCGCTAGCAAGCCGCTGCTGATTGACACCCTCGCGCTGGCGCTGGAGCAGCGAACGATTACGCTGCCCGCGCTGGACTGGCTGCTCGGCGAGTTGGAGATGTTCAGCGTCGAGATCGGCGCGTCCGGTCGCGCCCGCTACAGCGCGCCGGAGGGGTGTCACGACGACGGCGTGATCGCGCTCGCGCTCGCGGTCTGGGGCGCGTCGCGAAGCGCAGAGGTGCTGTTTGATGTCTAGAACGACTGCACAACTCGTACTGTCGCCGTTTGAGCGCTACGACATCAAAGCGCTCAACTTGGAGGATTTTCTGCCCTCTGCGTGGACGGACGTATTCGGCGACGGTGATGCGGTCGACGTGGAGACGGCGTATGAGCGCGTCGCGGTGGTGCGGACGGCGGTGACGTTGCGGGCGAACGCTCTCGCGTCGCTGCCGTGGGAGATTACGACGCGGCGCGGTACGCTGGTCGCATTCGACGCAGAGCGACTGGCGGCGCTCATTCGCGGAATTGAGATCGATCTGTGTCTGTACGGCGCAGCGTATCTGCTGCGCGATCCGGCAGCGCCGCTTGGTCTCCGTCGTCTGCACCCGCGTACCATCACTCCGATCACCGATTCCAAACGCGGGCTGGTCGGGTTTGTCCGCCGCGCGAACAATACTGAAATCCGTTTAGAGCCGGGAACAGAACTACTGCACATCTGGGAACCGTCTGTAAGAAGCGAAGTCGAACCCGGCGTCGGACTGGTGACCACCGCACTCACGCAAGCCCGCGCTTTGCTCGCGGCGGAGAGGTACCAGATGGCGTACTTCGAGCGCGGGGCGGTGCGCCCGACGGTGTGGATGTTTGCGCAACGCCCGACCGATGCGGAACGTTCGCGCTTTGAGCAGTGGCTAAGGCAGTTGGTGAGCGGCATCCGCAATGCGTTCCGGCACCTCGCGCTGTCGAGCGAGATCAAAACCGTCACGCTGGGGGATACACTGTCCGACGCAGTGCAGCCGGAACTGTTGCAGCGTGCGGCGGAACTGATGCTCACCGCGTTTCAAGTGCCGATGTCGCTGGTGTTCTCCAGCGCGAGCAACTACGCGACCGCGCGACGCGATTATCAGACGTTCATTCTTCTAACAATCCTCGCCCGCGCGCGCGAGGTCGCGGCGATGCTCCAGCCGCACTTCGCGGCGTACAATCAGATGTTACGCTGCAACGAGGCGCGGATCGACGCCGTGCAGAATGAGGAGTTGGAGAAGGCGGAAGCGATCCAGCGCTTGACCGGACAGCCGGTGCTGACGCTGAACGAAGCCCGCGCGCGGCTTGACCTCCCGCAGTTTGTCGAGGACGCAGCGGATCAAGAGTTGCTGCGTTTGCGCAACCGGCTGGCGATAGCGCGGGAGGCGGTGGCTGCCGGTCTCGACGTAAGAACGGCGTTGCGGCTGGCGGGCGTCAACGGCGCGGCAAGTGCGGAACCGGAAGAGATTGAAGCGAAGGCGTTGAAGAAAGAGGCGGAACCGGAACTGCTGCCGCACGAGGTGCAACTCTACCGCGACCTCAAGCGCGCGTTTCTGCAATTACGCCAAGTTATGCTTGACGGCGCAGACGAGATTACGGCGCAGATGTTCAGCGAGACGCTCTATCCCGCAATGCGCCGTAATATCGAGACGATTGCGCGTCTGTTCGCAGACGAGATGCGCGCAGCGATCGGCGTAACCGTCAACGTCGATGCGCTGCTGGCGGATTGGGCTGAGGAAGCGACGCGCCGCCAGGTGGAAGAGTTGCTCTATCCGTACACGCGCGACTACATCGCCCGCGCGGTTGCTGCTTGGCGACGGATGCCGGGCGCGGATCGCGCCGAACTCGTTGCAATGATCGAGCCGGTCGTTGGTGCGAAGCGCGCCGAGACCGTCGCCATCACCGCTGCGACCGAAGCCGCAGCCGCGGGCGTGCGGGCGTACCGCGACGGGATGCGCGCTGAGCATAATCTGGAGTACGTGATGATTTGGGAGACCGCGAATGATGAGCGCGTGTGTCCGATCTGCGGGGCGCTCCACGGCAAGCGTGAGGACGAGTGGGGCGGGCGGAGCGGGCCCCCGGCGCACCCGCGCTGTCGGTGCGGCGTCAGACTGGAGCGGATCGATGCGGGTTAGCGTTGCTGTCGATCTGGATAACGCATTGCGCAAACTGCTGCCGCGTGCGGCGCGGATCGAAGCCGCGCTTGACGCGGGCGCGACCGCTGCGCACGGTGTGATGCAAATCTATCCGCCCCCGCCCGCCGGATCGCGTTATCGGCGGACGGGCAATCTGCGGCAGAAGTTGAGGATCAAGAAACTGTCGCGAACGTCGCGGATCGTCGAGAACACCGCGTCGTATGCTCGGTATGTGTACGGAATGCCGCAAGCGCGGGTGCATCGCGGACGCTGGGCGTCGCTGAGGGACGCGGCGGAAGCGGCGAAGAAGGAAGCAATCGCGGTGCTGAAGGGGAGGTGAGGAGATGGAGTGGCAGACCGCGCCCGGCGCGGCGCTGAAAGCAATCGAGAGCGGCGACGTTGAGGGGTTGCTCGTGGTGTTCGGCAGTCCCGAAACGACTGATCTCGAAAACGAGTTTTTCACCGCGGAAACAGACTTCGGGCGTCTACGCGAAACCCCGATTTGGTTGAACCACGCGCAGCCCGTCAAAACCGCGTCGGGGTTTATCTTGATAGAGGAACCGATCGGCTACGGCGCGTTGGAAGTCACCGATGAGGGGGTGATCATTCGCGGGCTGCTTGATGCAAAGTATCGCTACCTCGCCCAGATCGCGCCGGAGATGGGCTGGTCGAGCGGGACGGCGGCGCATCTGGTGGTGCGTCAGCCGGTCGGGAAAGCGCTCCACATCAAACGCTGGCTGCTGGGGCTGGATGCGAGCATCACGCCGACGCCCGCAGAGCCGCGCACAATGATTCGGAATGCATATCGGTTAGTCATCAAGTAGGAGGGAAGTAAGGAGATGACGGAGATTGTGATGAACCAATCGGAACTCGCTGCCGAGATCGCTGCGCGGCTGCGTGACGAAGTGGCGGCGGCGGTGAAGGCGCAGAGCGTCGGCGTGGCGACAACCGCAACCACTGCGGAAGGCGAAGGCGTATCGTTCGGCGACTTCTTGAAGTGCGTAGCAACCAACGACGTTCAGCGTCTGCGCGCGGTCTACAAGAGCGCGAAGGCGTTGGACGAAACCACCGGCGCAAGCGGCGGGTTTCTGGTGCCCGCCCAGTTCGAGGAACGCATCCGCGCGGTCGGCGCGCCGATGCTGTTCGACCAGTTGGTTGCCGCCGGACGCGGTCCGCTGATGCTGCGCACCAACGCGGCAGAGTTGGCGCTGCCGGTTCTGGAGCAAGACCAAGCGCCGAACGTCGAGAGCAGCGCGCTGGTGGGCGGCGTGCGGCTGGTCTGGCGTGAACAGAGCGCAGACGTTGCGGAAAGCGAACCGCGCTTTGAGCAGCGCATCTTCCGCCCGCACGCGGCGGACGCCTATGTTGCAGCGTCGACGGAACTCATTTCCGACGCGCCGCAGGCGCTTGAGGACACGCTTGTTACACTGTTCGGGCGCGCGTACGCGGTGCTGAGAGCGCGGGTGATGCTGCGCGGCACCGGCGTCGGACAGCCGCGCGGGATTGTGGGGCATCCCGCGACGATCAGCGTCGCCCGCTCCACCACCGGCACACAAGTCGAGCGCGACACCGACACCGTTCTGGCGATGATCCAGCGCCTGCTGCCCGGCAGCGCTACCGCGGTCTGGATCGCACACCCGTTTTGGCGCTCGCGGCTGATGGCGACGCGGCTGGGCGATACGCTGCTCTATACCGTCAACGGGCAGTCGTTGGTGTACGGCGATACGCTTGCCGGTATCCCAATCGCGTACAGCGAGCACCTGCCGGCGGTAACCGGCGCGGGATCGCTGGTGCTGGCGGATTTGTCGTACTACGCAATGGTGGAGCGCGCGGGGTTCAGCGTCGCGTTCAGCGAACACGTGCGATTTTTGAAGCGTCAGTCGGTCTGGTTGTTCGGCGTGCGGATTGACGGCGCGCCGCTCGTCAACGCGCCGCTGATCCTCGCCGACGGCGCGGGTACGAACACCGTCAGCCCGTTCGTCGAGATCGCAGCCGGGCAGTAGTAAGCAAGGGCGTCACAACACGCTATAGAAATAAAAGAAGATCGCGTGTTGTGACGCTGCTGATGACACCGGCGGGCGCGGGGGAGTACTACGTTTGGGTGAGGCGGACTGTCACAACACTGCATATAGATAAAAGAAGATGCGGTGTTGTGACGGCGGTTGAGGACAACGGCTGATCAGAAAACGGGCGCTGTCACAACACGCTGTATAAATAAAAGAGATGCGGTGTTGTGACGGCGCACGAGAGGAGGGACATACAATGCTTGTTCAGGAGACCATTCAGCCGCTGTTGCGGTACTTCAGCACAGGCGTCACGCAAGATACGAACACGCCGGTCGTCAGTATCGCAAACGCGCAGGCGGTGCGGATCGTTGCGCACACCGGAGCCGTAGCGGGGTCGGCGACGCTGCGGGTGTTCGTAAATAACGTGAACGACATAACCGGCGCGGTTCAAATACCGAGCAAGGCGGTTCCGTTGGCGTCGAACTCGTCTTACGAGATTTTCGTTTCCGGCGCTGAGGCATACGCAGCGATTGCGCGCGCGGCGTTTCTGTACGTACAAATCGACGTAGTGGAGAACTCGTCTCCGAGCGTTCCGATCGCAATCGAAGTCTCGGCGTTCCCAGGGCGCAGCGTTCCCGCATCGCTGCCGGCGAACTGGACGCGCGTGCTGTGAGGTGACGGATGTACGCGACGTTGGCGCAGTTGAGGGAATACCTTAGCGTCACAACAACTGTTGATGACGCGCTGCTGACCGATCTGCTCACACGCGCAACCGCGATCATCGAGCAGACGACGCGCAAAACCTTCACTGCGCCGGCGGCGTCGTCTCGGACGTTCGGACGCGAGGCGATGCTGTGGGACGCGCAGTTGCGGCGGGATTACTTACTGTTGCCGTCGGGCGTCTACATCGCGCAACTGGTCAGCGCGACCGACGGCGACGGTGATGCGATCACGCTTACCGAAATCGACACGCACCCGCCCGACGCGCCGTACACCGTTCTCGCGCGGCGCGACCGGCGCTGGTGCGGCGCGTCGCAGCAAGCGACGATTACCGCGCGCTGGGGGTACAGCATCAACCCGCCGGCGGATATCGTTCACGCGACGATCCGGCTGGCGGCGTGGATGTACCGACAGCGGGGGACGGCGAACGATCCGGATCGCCCGACGGTCGCCGACGGCGGGCTGGTGCTGCTGCCGTCGGCTCTGCCGGACGATGTACGCGCGATATTGGAGCGCTACCGCGATGTCGTATAGTACGGTTGTAGACGTTATCGAGTTGCTGGCGGGGCTGGCGGTGCAGTACAACAGCGCCGTCGTTCCCGTTCGGCGACTATCGACGCAACCGAACTGGTCGGACGCGGCGCAGTTGCCGGTGCGGATCATCCCCGCACTTGGCGGACTGCGTCTGGTTGAGGGGGGTGTCTACACTCCAACGCGCGCGACGCGGGCGGTGTGGGAGATTGATGATCTCTTACTCGTGCGTGATGTCGGGATGGGGCGCGGCGTTGCGGATACGGCGGCGGCGCTGGCGGACTACATCGAAGACTACGTTGCGCGACTGCGTTTCGCGTGGTTGACGCGCGGCGACGTGCAGTTGCTCAACGTGAGTGGAATAGTGGACGTTATCAAGTACGGCGAGCGGGCGTATGAGGGCGTTGCGATGACGACGCGCTTTGCGCACCTCATCCGCGCGCCGTCGGTATAGGAGGTAGGGGATGTCGCACTCAGGCGTTATTGCCGGTCTGTACGCCGGGAACTACGCGGTCGAGATTTCGACCAACGGAACGACGTGGACTGCGGTTTCAAACGCAACCGTCAAAATAGACGACGTTGAACTTTCGCGCCCAAGCGGTGAGGCGTATGTCGGCGGTTCAAGCGATTATGCGACGGTGACCGTCGGTAAACGCGAACCGATTGAGATTACGCTGACGTTTTTGTACAACGAGGATACGAACTCTGCGGCGAATACGATCTTTGGTCAGTTCCAAAGCGCCTCGCCGCGCCTCGGCGTGCGCTGGTCGCCGCGCGGGTTAGTCGGCAGCGCACGCGCGTACGGAACGAGCAACGACGGCGGAACGTCGTTTGGGGTGGGGGTGATCACCAACGTCACACTGAGCGCGCTTGACCCAAGCGACGCAGATCCGTATGTCGCGATGGTGACGGTGCGAACTCCGTCGCTGCGTCAGTACACGCTCGGATCAAGCCCGACCAACCTCAACCCGGCGTCATAAGAGGAGGATGATATGACCAAACCGGCTGAGATATACGACATCGATACAATCCGCGTTGACCGCAACGCGCTGACGATCCGCGACGCCGCGAGCGTGCTCAACAACGAATTGACCGCACCGGTGGTGGCGCGGTTGGTGCGCAAAGCAATCGGCACGCAAGCAGACCGGTTCCCGCTGCGGGCGCTGAAGGCTGTGTACGAACGGGTGTTGCCGCAGATTTTCGAGCCGGACGAGGCGGTACGGTCGCGGGTGGCGGGGTTGACCCCGGCGGTCGGCGAGATCACCCTCGGCGAGTATCACGAGTTTCTCGACGCGAGTGAGCGCAAAATTGCGTTCCCGCCGGTCGCCGCGACGCTGCTGATCAAAGCATACGGCGAGGACATCCTCAACGAACCGTATGCGGCGGCGGCGCTGCTGCTCAAAAAGATTTTTGACAGCGTCGCCGAAGAGGGAAACGAGTAGCGCGGGCGACGGCGCTGGGGTTGCTCGACCTCGCGCCGCTGCCCGCCGCGTACACAGAATTGGTGTTGTGCAGAGACATCTACCACTGCACGCCCGACGCGCTTGATCGTCAGTCGCTCCGGCGCGTCGCGCAGCATCTTGCGGCGCTGCGCGCGGAGCGGCGGCATCAAGCGCTGGTCGCGGCGCATCAACGGAAACGGCGATGAGCGATGTCGTCATCAAACTGAGCGCGGTTGACGCAGCAAGCGGCGTGCTGGAGCGCGTCGCCCAAAACGTTCGCGGCGTCGGGAAAGCCGCAGACGCGCAGCGCGGCGCGTTCGGCGCGCTGGAGCAGGTGGCGGTCGGCGCGCTGCGGCAGATCGGCGCGGCTGCGGTCAATCTGGCGGCGACGGGGATTGCTGCGCTTGGAGATCAACTGCGTTCGAGCGTCGACGTTGCCGCGAACTTCGAGAGCGCTCTCTTCAAGTTCCAGGCGGTGGCGGGCGACTCGCTGACGAAAGCCGGACTGTCGTTTGATGATGTCAAGCAGAAAGCGCTTCAGTTAGGTTCGTCAACGCAGTTCAGCGCACAACAAGCGCTGGATGCGATGACCGAACTGGTGAAAGGCGGCGTCAACGTCAAAGATGTGATGGGCGGCGCGACGGATGCGACGCTTGCGCTTGCGGCGGCGGCGCAACTCAACCTCGCCAACGCTGCCACAATCGTTGCGAAGCAGTTGGGCGTCTGGGGCGAGACCGGCGTGACCGCCGCGAACGTCGCCGACCTTCTCGCGTCCGCCGCGAACGCGAGTACGGTGGACGTTGAAGAACTCGCGCTCGGTCTGGCGAACGTCGGCGGCAGCGCGAAAGTCGCCGGACTGTCGTTCCAGGAGACAGTCCAGACGATGGCGCTCATCGCGCCCTCATTCAGCAGCGCTGCCGATGCCGGTACGTCTTTGAAAACGTTTTTGCAGCGTCTGATCCCGACGACCAAAGACGCAACGCGGATGATGGTCGAGTTGGGGCTGGCAACGGAAGACGGGAAGTCGCGATTTTTCGACGCAAAAGGCAACTTTATCGGGATGGAGGCGGCGGCGCGGTTGTTGCACGACGCAACGAAAAACCTCAGCGAGGAGCAGAAATTTCTCGCATTGAACACCATCTTCGGAACCGACGCAATCCGCGCAGCGGCGGCGATTGCGGGCGCGGGAGCGGCGGGCTACAACGAGATGGGTCAAGCGATGAAAGACGCGGGCGGCGCGGCGCAAGCGGCGGCGATAATGCAGCAAGGGTATAAGTTCACGCTTGACCAGTTCAACGCCGCCGTTGAAACGTTGCAGATTACGATTGGAAGCGCACTGCTGCCGCATCTCACGCAACTGGTTGCGGCGGCGGCGGAAGGCGTCAACACCTTCACCGCCTGGGCTTCCGGGATTCTGAGCGCCGCCGATCCCGTCGCGGCGCTCGCGGCGCAGATCGGGCTGGTCGGGGTGACGACCGACGGCGTGCAACAGACGGTCGCCGTTGCTGCGGTTGCGATCTTCGCAGCGTGGGACACGCTGAGCGCCGCACTTGCGCCCTCGGCACAGACGGCGTGGAGCGCGGTTCAGTCTACCGTCCAGACCGCGCTTGCCGCAGTGCAGCAGGCGGTGCAGTTTGCGACTGCGCTGGCGGTGCGCGTCTGGAACGCACACGGCGCGGATATTCTTGCGTTTACGCAACGGACGTGGGACGGGGTGATGAGCGTCGTCGTCGCTGCCGCGCGGTTCGTTCAAGCCGCGATTGAAGCGCTGACGACGGCGGCGCAGTGGGTGTGGCGCAATTTCGGAAACGAGATCACCGCCGTCGCGCGGTTCGCGTGGGATCAGATCAAAATATTGACAGATACCGCGCTTGCCGTACTGCGAGGTTTGTTCGACGCGGGCACTGCGGCGCTGCGCGGCGATTGGAGCGCGGCGTGGGAGGCGATCAAGCGCGCCGCAGAAGCGCTCTGGAATGGGATACGCGCATCTGCGGAAAATCTGATGAGTACGCTCTCGTCGCTTTTCCAGACGCTGTACCCGCGCCTTGAAGCCGCGTTCCGCCAGGCGCTTGCCGCTGCGCCGTCGCTCGGCGCGGCGCTGATCGACGGAATACGCAGCGGCGTGGAGAGCGCGGCGCGCGGGCTGGCGGACGCGGCGGCGCGAGCGGCGAAGGCGGCGCTCGACGCGGCGAAGTCGGCGCTCGGCATCCGCTCGCCGTCGCGCGTTGCGGCGCGCGAGGTCGGCGTACCGCTCGCAGAGGGTATTCTGCGGGGATTGACCGAGGGGTTAGCGCCGCTGCCGCTGCTGACGCACGACGCGGTGACCGCCCCGCCTCCGGCGTCGGCGACGGTCAACGTCGGCGGCATCACCGTCAACGCCGCGCCGGGAATGGACGAACGGCGGGTGGCGACGCTGGTGCGTAGTGAAATTGATAATCTCACCAGATTAGCGCGATTCGGGAGGGTGTGAGATGCGAATACGGCAAATCGGAACGCTTGTTTTCAACGCGAACACCAACATCGTTGTTGACGAAACCAACCAAGACGCGCCCGGCATCGGATTTCGCGTAAATAGTCTTTTCGACCCGCAACCGTTCGCGGTGGAGATCGCGTTTCGGAGAGAGACGCGGCAGCAAACGCTCAACGCAGTGAACGCGCTTGCGCGCGAGTTGTACAGTTATGCACAACGGCGTCAGAATGAGCGCATAGCGGTCGCGGGCGGCGCGCAGGTGATCGTTGAGGACGAGATCGGCGGAACGTCGCTGCGGTCGTATCTGCGCGACGCTGCGGTTACTCTGCTGAGCGTTGAGGCAACCTCAACCGGATTCCTTGCGCGGGTGCGGGTGACGGGGACGCTGATCAATCCGTTTGTAAACTATACGGCTACCGGGACATCTGTTTCTAATTTTAGATTATACGAACGGCGTATAGTCACATTGACGGGAACAAGCGATGGGTATCTCTATAAAAATTATATAGATTTCACAGCATCGAACATTCCGGGTTTATACAACGCACTGCTGGCGATAGAAGAATTAGAGAGCGCCACGGGAACCAGCAGAATAGAGGTGTTTAGTCCAACTACAAACAACAACAATGTAGTTATGCAACCCTTCAGCGCGGGATGGCAAACGTTGACGCGCGGGGTTTTGTCTTCGGGGGGAAGCGCGACGTTCACATACAACATCCCCGCAACACTCTCGCGGGATGTTTATCGTGTATTCATAGAGATTTTCTGTCAAAACACGCCGGTGAATGCGAGATATATCGTGTCGTGGCCCGGTCAGCCGCAGATTACGGAGACGATTACGGGAGATCGCTCGTGGTACACGCCTGCATTGCTCGCACCAGACACATCAACGCTCCCCCTAACTCTCGAAATCCAGAACGTTCCGAGCGGGACGATGATAATGCCGCTGGTGCTTATCCCGATGGACGGCGTTTATGTTTGGAACGTCGTCTCGTCGCCGACATTGAGTTGGTACCGCATTGTCGATCTCCAACTCGCCATAAACACTCCGTTCGCTTCAAACCCCCCCGGAATCATATACGGCGCGCCGGGATTTGTGTCGAGCCGCTACATCGCGGCGTTCAACGGTGTGATGTCCCCTAATACCGGATCTGCCTCGTCGTCGTTGTTCATTTATTCACACCGGATTGAACCCGCCTCGTTCGCGTGAGGAAATAGATATGCTTGTTGCAATCACCAGACCGCATCAGCAATTCCCCGTCCCGCTCACCGTCGCGGATTACGAGTTCTCAACATCCGACGACGGCGACGAGCGCGGGCGCGTCACGCTGCCGCCGACATTTGCGCGCATCGGCGTGATGACGCAAATCGGCGATGAGTTGATCGTCTACTGTACGCAACTCTCGAAAACGATCTGGCGCGGGCAGATCGAGCGGATTGAGGAAACGAAAGACGGCAGCATCACCTGGCACGCGCTGGGGTTCGGCGCGCTGCAACGAGACGCGCGGATTTCGGTGGTGCAGAATATGACCGATATGAGACGCTGGCAACCGGTCGGCACGGGGTTTATGTCGAGCAGCGGGTACGAGTCACGCGGGGATTTGTGGGAGTATGAGGTCGTTACGATTGGAGGTTCGTTATTTACAAGGATTAGAACAAAAAGAACGTTTAGTATTTCAAACACAACGCTCTTTTTTCTTGCATATCTATACAACCAACCGGAACGTTATGTAACAATCACAGCAAATGAACGCATAAACGTACTCATAACAACCTTAAGCGGGCTGGCGACCGGTGTCTGGGTCGCGCCGGTAACGAACATACCGTCACCTAATGCGTACACACTAACGCTTGGGACGTTTACCGGAATCGGATCTTCCGGAGTTGTTACTGTAGGAAACTGTTTCGGTTGGGTCATTGGCGTGCGCGCCAACACCGGAAGCGAAACAACGGCAGGTGCGACATCGGTTGCGTTTCGAGCGACGATCAACGACGCGGACGGCGTCGGCATCAACGGCGCATTACTCGCTATTGCGCTAACCGGACGCGGCGGGTGTTGCGACGTGTATTTACCACCCCAAACGAACGTAACCCTGGAGAAGCCTGACGCAAATCTACGAGAGATTGTCGAGCAAAGCGCAGTTGCGTCACTCAGGTACCACCGCAAGCGCTTCCTGCGCGACCGCCCGCTGCCGGTAATCGATTTTCGTACAGACAGCACGTTAGTCTGGCGCTTTCCCGAAAAAACGCGCGTTACTGACATCTCCAAAGCGCCGAACCGCGTGTACGGGCAGTATCGCGGCTACTGGACGGATCATCTAACATCAACGACATCAATTTTATCACTAGAACTCCGTCGTCAACAGCTTGCCTGGCGCGTCGGCAGCGTCGGTGAGTACGGCAGTAAAGCGGCTGCGGAAGATCGCCGCAACGAAGCAGCGGTCGCGCTGGATCGTCAGATCGCGCCGACAACGGTAGAGTTGGATAATTCACGCTACGAACTGATGACGCGCGAAGGCGTTACGGTTCCGAACTGGGCTGCTGATGTCAGCGATTACGCAATCGTTCCGGGGTATTTCCGTAACGCGAAAATCACAGCGCGCGTCATCACACGCGAGCGAACGACGTATACCGTTTCGTTCAATCCCGACGACTTTGTGACGGCGCTGAGGTGAAAGGAACATAACAATGCGGCAACTCTTTCCCTACATCGGCGGAAAATACACCATCGCGCCGGAAATCAACCGACGGTTCGGCGCGATTGATACGCGCATCGATGCGTTTACCGGATCGTCGAGTTGGATACTCGCGTCGCCGCCGACCAAATACGAGATCGTCAACGATCTCGACGGCTACGTGGTCAACTACCTGCGCGCGGTCAAGTACGCGCCGGATGAGGTTGCGCGGCATCTGGACTTTCCGCGTGCAGAGTTGGAGTTGATCGCGTACCACCACTATACCCGAGACAAACTGCCCGAACTCGTCGCCCGGCTCGGCGGCGATCCGAACTACTACGATCCGGGTTTGGCGGCGAGGTGGGCGTATATGATGGCGTATAAACTCGACCCGTCGCTCACCAAGCCCGGCGGCTGGCTGGTGCGTGACGGGCGGTTGATGTACGAACGCAGCGCTGGGCGAATACGCGGCAGTATGACCTCAACGCCGCGTCTCCTTACACGTCTCGTCAGAGAGCGCCGCATTTCCGAATACGTCGCCGCTCTGTCCGAACGTCTAAACAACGTTCAAGTATTCTGGAACGATTTCGAGATTGTCGCCGGGAAAGCGAAACAACCGGAATTCGGCATCGTCGGCATTCTTCTCGACCCGCCGTATCCGCGCCACCTGCGCGACTTCGACTACGACACCGACAACGCAGACGTTTGGCATCGCGCCGCGCGCTGGGCGGTCGCCAACGGCGACAACCCCAAACTGCGCATCGCGGTCTGCGGCTACAACGACGCCGACAGCGATGCACTGTTCCCGTCTGCGTGGCGGCGGTTCGTCTGGCGACGCAGCGGCATCGGTCAGAACAAAGACCGCGAGTGCATCTGGTTCAGTCCGCACTGCGGGGGAGGCAGAGATGATTGACGATAATCCGCTTATCTTCGCGCCGCACAGCATCAGCGCCGCGACATTCCGCCGCGTGCTGCGCAGCGCGCGCAGTCCGGCGTTCCTTGAGACAGAGATGCTGCTGGCGGTATTGGACGACTGGGGCGCGGATCGCGGCATCGCGCTGGCGTTCTTCGCGAAGGAAAGCAGTTTCGGAACACGCGGCGTTGCGGTACGCACGCGCAATTGGGGCAACCTCCGGCGCGGCAAGCGAATGATTGCACAGACGCCGCACCCGTTTGCCGTTTACGCGCGCTGGACGGACGGCTTGAACGACTGGTGCGAGTTGCTCAAAGAGCACTACTGCAAGCGACGCGGGTTGTGCCGGTTGCGCCAGATACTGCCGCGCTACGCGCCGTCGTCAGACGGCAACAACCCGGAGCGTTACGCAGATTTCGTTGTGGCGCTCGTTCGGCGTTGGCAGAGAGAGGAGCAACGAGATGGACATCATTGAAATCTTCCGGCTGCTGGCTGCGGGGCACAACGGGCTGACCGCGCTTGATTACGCCTGGAACGCGCTGTTTGGCGCAATCGGCGCGGCGACGGCGTACCTCGCCGACACCAACGGCGAGGTGTTTCTACCGCGTTACGACGCCGAACAGCACAGCGTCGAGTTGGGCGCGCTGGGGCGGGTGCTGGTCGGCGCGGGGGCGGGGACGCTGGTCGGCTATTCCGGCTACGTCCCGTTCATCGCGGGTGTCGTCGCGCCGACGCTGCTACCGGCGCTGATCGATAAGATCGCTTGGTTTGTGGAGCGGAGGCGGAAATGAAACTCGATATACTGCTGCTGGTCAGCGCGTTCGCGCTCGCGTTCGTCCACCCCGACGCGGCGCAAGTCGCTGCGTCCGCAGTGCTGCTGCTACTGATGGTGCGGATCGAGCGGGGGCGACGGGCGAGGAAAAAGAAAAGCGCCCCGGTTGTTCACCGAGGCGCGTAGTCGGCGAGTGGTTTAGAAACGCTGAATGTTGAGGATGAGGTAGTTGAGCGCCTCGTCCGGCGTGCTGCCCTCGCCGCGACGGAATTCTTTTTGTTCTCCGTCTTGAATGTAGGCGTCGGCAAACCAAAAACCTGCATTGGTTTGCCAGATTTCGAGTTTGTTGATTTTCGGGTCGTTCAGTAAAACCGCAACCAACGCCCCGGACAGTATTTGATACTGTTCGGGGATGTGCGTATCGACCAACAACCTGTGATTGATAAACCGATAAGAAAACTTTTCCGGTAAGGGACTGGTCGGGCTGTGCGATATGACGAACACCGCATCAGGTTCGTCGGAACGTGTAATTTTGACTGACTTGAGCAATAGAACTGTCACGCTGATAGTATACCACGCCTCAGCGCGGTTGTCAAGAGGGAAAAGAAAAGCGCCCCGCATCGGTGCGGGACGCAGAAGGCGGGGGATCTCGGGCTAGTATCTCTGGATATCGTAAACAAGTTCGATCACCGCGTGCAGCGGAGTTTCACCCTCACCTTTCCGCAGTCGCCGAACGCCCCCGAAATCGACGAGCGCATCGGCAACCCAGACGCCGTTATCGGCTTGCCATATTTCGACATCGACGACGGCGAAACTGCGGAAGAGGGCAACAACCAGAGCGCCGAGCCGGTGCCAATCGGGTTCTGGAAGGTGAGAACCGATAAACAACTCATAATTCAGCGGACGGATGATGTCTTTGTTCGTCGCGGGCGTCTTTTCAGAGCGAGACACGACCCGCACCAGTTCGGAATACTCCTTGAACCGTTCGACTTTTACCGAAGTGACCATTTCTCTTACCTCCTTTTCGATATAGATGATTGTCACACCAACAGTATACCGCGCTGAAGCGCGGTTGTCAAGAGCCAAATCTCAACCGAAATTCCCGCCGAAAGCCCTTGACAGATAGGAACTTGTGTGCTAGGCTAACGACCGGCGTAGTAGACTAAAAGGCGACGCTCGCCGCGTCTTATCTTATAGTAGGACGCCCGGACTTAGAGAAGGAGGAGAACATATGTCCCTCTCATTTACAGATTACCTCGACTTACTGTACGGCGACGATACCGCCGCATATACGACCGTCAGCGTCAAACTGGCTGATGGTCGTTTTGTGTGTCAGACGTTCAACCTCTCACAGCGCGCAGAGATCATCAAGCATATCGAGAAACACCTCGTATACGACATCTACATCAAGCGCGCTTCACAATACGTTCGCCCGGATCGCGGCTCATCGGGAACCGCCGAAATCGCCTACTACCAGCGCGTCATCACCGCCGACATCGATATTCAATCCGAAGCCCACAAACCGCAGACGCTGCCGCGCTCAAAAGACGACGCACTGAAACTTCTGGCGGAGAGCGGGCTGCCGGAACCAACGCTGGTGGTGCACACCGGCAACGGCTTGATGCCGATGTGGGTGCTGCGCGAACCTCGTTGGGTCAATGACGTTGCGCCGGTGCAAGCAGGCGTCGAAGCGCAACTGCGCATCGCCGCCGCGCGGTACGGCTGGACGCTGGACAACACGAGCGACGCGGCGCGGTCGATCCGCGTCGTTGGATCGTACAACTGGAAGCAGCGACCGCAGAAGAAGCCCGTCACCGTCATCCGCAACAGCGACCGCTACTACGACCTCGCCGATTTCGCCGCGTTCGCCCGCCGTCCGCTCCTTGCGCCGAAGCGCGTCGGCGGCGCGGCAACGCGCGAGACAATCGAGACGCTGCTGCGGTATATACCCGGAGACGGTCTGGAGTACAATATGTGGCTGGCGGCGGTCTGGGCGATCCAGTCCGCGCTGCCGGAAGACGTTGCAACCGAGGTGCTGGACAACTGGACATACGACTGGGAGAAGCACCGGAAGCCCGATCACGTCGAGAGCGGGATCGGGGTGTTGATCAACCTCGCCCGACAGTACGGTTTTGAGGGTACAGTGCCGGGTCTGCGCGGCGGGTACGTCGTATCGCCGGAACTGCCCGACGCGATGAAGATCAATCAGCGTTATCTGGATATCGAGATTGACCCGGACGACGATTATCCGAATATCGTCGTCATCAAGTCGCCCAAGGGCACCGGAAAGACGCAGTGGCTGGCGGAAGCCGCGAAGTGCTACCCGCGCGTGCTGTCGGTGGGGCATCGCGTCTCGCTGGTGCGCCAGAGCGCTGCGCGGCTGAACCTCACGCCGTATTACGAGGACGGGCGCTGGATTACGAACGCGCCGCGCGTCGCGACGACCATTCACAGTCTCGACAAAATCGAAACAGACGCGCCCTACGATCTCGTGATCATCGATGAGATCGAGCAGGTGCTGAAAGCAATCGTCAACGACCGCAACCTGAAAAGCCGGAAAGTCAGTGCAGTCGGGGCGCTGATGGAGCACCTGCGCAAGGCGCGGCTCATCATTTTCGCCGACGCCGATGTTGGCGAAGCGACGCTGACGTTCATTCAGTCTGCATTTCCTAACCCGAAGATAGCCTACGTCGAAAATGAGTATGTCCACCGTATGATAGATCATCTCGTACTGCTGCCGTCGCCGGAAGACGTACTCCAGAAGTCGCTGGAGTGGTACGAAACCAATGCGTGGAAAATCGCGCTTGCGTGCAACACCCGCGCCGACGCCGACCGTGCGGAATTGTTCTACCGCCAGTTTCTGCCGGACGCGCGAATACTGAAGATTACGTCTGAAACAAGCGAGAATAACAACGAGACGCTTGAGCGCATCAACGATATTCTGAGAGACGTTGATGTGTGCATCTACTCGCCGTCGGTCGGCACCGGCGTCTCAATTGACATAGAGGGATTTGCGTTGTTCGGCATCGCACGCAACGGCGTCGGCGTCGGCGACGTTGACGACTTCCGCCAGCAGTTGGGGCGCATCCGCAACCCGCTTGAGCGCGAGATCAACGTGTACGTTGAGACCAAGCGAATGAACGAACCGACCTCGCCCGAAGCGTACCGCGATCTGGCGAAGTTGCGCGAGTTGGAAGCCGACTTCCGGGTTTCGCGCGCGAACGGCGCGGCGGAACCGGCAACGGAGTGGGATCGCGTCTACCTCGATCTGTACTGCGTTGTCAAAGCGAAAACAGCGGCGCAGAAGAATGCGTTTTTTGATAACTTTGTCGGCGCGTATGCGGCGGAAGGCGTTGAGGTTTGGGACGACCGCGACAAGCCGAATCTACCGACCGACCGCCGCCGCGAACTCGCAAAGTCGCTGCGTGAGCAGCGCGAGGAGAAGGAACGCGAGCGCGCCGAACGGATCGCCAACGCGCCGACGCCGGATGATGCGAAAACGGAAGAGCAAAAGCGCGACGCAGAGCGGAAGGTTGAACTGGAAGAGCGGTACGGTATCGAGGTTGACGCCGATCTGGTGTTAGATGACGAGCGCGGCGCATACGGCGCGGCGCAGCGCTTCGCTGCGGTGGAGGACGCAGAGGTTGCGAAGGCGCTGGACGAGATCGAGGCGACGCGGCGGTTCAGTGCGGATCGCAACCGATTCGCGCTGTTTGCGATTTGGTTCAATATGCTGCTTGCGGCGTTGCGACTGCGGATTGAGGAAGGTGCAGAAATTGCAATTACTGAAGAGTTCGTCGATCTCGTTGAACGCAACCGACTGCTGATCCACGCCGCGCTGGGGATCAAGGTGCGCGAAGACTTTCGCCGGAAGCCGATGTCGTTTATCAGCGCACTGTTCCAGAGGATCGGCGTCGGCATCGAAGGGAAACAGCAGCGGGTAGACGGCGGGAAGCGCGTGCGCGTCTACCGGCTGGTCAACGTCGAACGGGCGCGCCTGCGCACCACCGGCATCCGCAAGCGGTACGCAGAACGCGCCGCGCCGGTGTTTGAGTTTTTGGGGACGCCTGTCACAACACATCATATAAATAAAAGAAAGACTGCTGTTGTGACATCTGCTGCTGCTGTATACTAGGGGGGCGGCGGTGCGCTCGTTTGACGAACAAGCCGCATTCGGGCTGCCCTACGAACGCCTGATCGCGCAGACGGCGGCGCTGCTGCTCTACCCGCAGCGTCTCGATCTGACGCTGGTGCGGCTGGACGCCTACGCGCCGCTGGATTTTCTGATCGTTGACGACGAGCGACCGATCGCGGCGCTGGAAGTCAAACGCCGGTCGGTGCGCTCTGATGCGTATCCGACGACGATTATCCCGCAATCCGTCGTTGACGCGGCGCGTCGCTTGACAATCCCCGTCTATGCTGCTATTCTCTTCACCGACGGACTGGCAGTATTCGATGTGCTGCGCACGCCCTCAAGCGTTCGCTGGCTGCGCACGCGGCGCGGGGCGCTGCGGAAGCACCGCGAATACGACATCTCAGAAAGGTTGGTGAAAGTTGAGGAAGTACATCAACGACAGAGACGAAGCGCTTGATGCGGTACAATCGCTGATCGAATGCGAAGCGCTTGCGTTCGACATCGAAACGCAGCCGCTCTTTCACTATCCGAAAGAGCGAACCAAGACCGCGTATAAAGCGTACTTCGCATACCTCAAGCGAAACCGGTGGGGTCTGACGTTTAACCCCGACCCCGACGATCTCCCCGACCCGCTCCCCCCGCCGGTGGATCACCTCGCCGAGAAGCAGCGTCTGCAGCGTCTCCTCGCCGACGCCCCGCGCGGCGGGAAGACCTCGGCGCGGCGCATCAACGATCTGGAGGACGCGCTTGCAGCGCTTGACGACGAGGTTGTACCGGCGTGGGTGATGCGGCATATCGCCGGTCTCCTACTATCCGGCGACTACAACAACGACCCGGTGCGACCCGGATTAGACCCGCGCACCTCGCGCGTCTTTCTGGTGCAGTTTGCAACGCCCGACGGCAAAGCGTTTTGTTTCAACGTGCGGCGCGTCGGTCTGGATGTTTTCATCCCGATCTTCGAGCGCGTGCCGCTGGTCGGCGCGAACCTCGCCTTTGATGTGCAGTTTGTGCTGCACACCGTCGGCGTTTTCCCAAAAGTTGAGTGGGATGTGGTTGTTGCCGACCGCGTCATCACGCTTGGTCTCGACGTTCCGCACTCGCTCGCAGCAGTAACCGAACGCTGGATCGGTGAGAAGTTGGACAAAAGCGTTCGCGAGACGTTTGCCAACCCGCACGCGCTTGAGCCGAACCCGGTGCAAGTCGAGTACGCGCTGAAAGATGTCGAGGTTCTCTTTGCGATCCAACGCCGCCAGCAGCAGCGCGCTGAGGCGCTGGGCGCGCTGGACGCGGTGAGGCTGTTCGTCAGCCTCACCGTTCCGACCGCAGCGATCGAGTACTGCGGACTGCGCATCGACGCCGTCCGCTGGAACGAACTTGCGGACGAGGCGGAGCGGCGGCTGCGCGCTGCTGCTGAGCAGTTTGCGGAATACCTCGGCGTCGAACCGGAGGATTTGACGAAGCGCGAACTCGTAAAGACGACGGCGAGAATGCGCGGGATTGACATCGCCTCGCTTGACAAACAAGAGTTAGGCGAATTGGAGCGAGAATACGAAGACGATCCGGAAAAGCGCCGCTTCTTCGATCTCTACCGCGCCTGGTCGCACTGGCAGAAGCGGGTGACGACCTACGGGCGGTCGTTCCTCGCGCATATCCACCCGCTCACCGGTCGCATCCACCCGCATCTCAAAATTGCGGGTGCGGACACCGGGCGGTTCGCGTGCGGGGAACCTAATCTGTTGAATATCCCGCGCGGCGAGGGGGACGATCTCGACTACCGCAGCGCCTTTCTCGCGCCGGAGGGGTACGTTTTTGTGAACGCCGACTACGCCGCGATGGAACAGCGCATCGCGGCGGACTTGTCGGAAGACCCGGCGTTGCTGGCGCTGTTCCGCGCGGGCGGCGACAACCACAGCGTCACTGCGGCGCTGATGTTCCACTTGCGGCGCGGCGACGTTGCGGAGCCGAAGCCGACAACGTTGACGTTTCAGCAGACGCCGGTTGAGGGATACATCATTCCGGCGGGCTGGGACGCGCAGCGCACGGTGCGGTTTGTGTTGGAGAGCGGGCTGGCCGACCTTATCGGTAAGAAGTATAAGAAGTCAACGCGCCAGACCGCGAAGGTCGTCGCCTTCCTCTACTTCTACGGCGGCACCCCGGTAGGGCTGGCGAAGAAGTTACATCTGTCGGTCGAAGAGGCGGGACAATTCTTCAGAGACTTCAGATCGGTGTATCCGGTGTTGTCGAATTGGTTTGCGGACGCCGCCCGCGCGCCGTTCGAGCAGTCCGCCAGGCGCGTCGACGGCACAACCGCCGGATATATCACAACGTATGCCGGTCTGCGCCGCTGGTTTACGTTGCCGAAACCTACTGCGACAAATAAAGAGCAGTGGCGGCAGCGTGGCGCGATCCAGCGCCAGGCGATGAACCACCCTTGTCAAGGCGGCAATGCGGTGATTATGGCGCAAGCGATGTCAGACGCCTTCCGTCTCTGCGCGCCGCGCGAGGGTGACGTTGAGGCGACGTTAGGAATCGAACGAATGATCATCGCGCCGATCTATGACGAAGCCCTCGCTATCGTACCGGAAACGCTGTCTGAAGAAGACGCGCAGCGCTGGTTGGAGCAAGTGATGATGAACGCTGCGCAGCGGTATATGACGCAGTGCCCGCCTGCGGTTGAAGCAAATCCGATTTCTAAGAACTGGAGGAAATACTGAAATGAACACCTTTTTCGGCGTCCAAATCCAAAAACCGCAACCGCTCGTTGACGCGATCCGCGCCGCCGTCGCCGCGAAGCGCCGCCCGGTCGCGGCGCGGGATCGGGTGTACGCGAGCGAGATTTCCGCGTGCGACCGGCGCATCACGTTCGCGCTGTTAGGCTGCGAACCGGACGCGCCGCGCTCAGATAGCCCGTCGGCGCTGCTGGGCGACGCGATCCACGCGCATCTCGAAGCGCTGCTGGTCGAGGCGTTTCCGGGGCGCGTTGAAACAGAGGTGCGGGTCGTCGGCGGCGCGATCTCCGGGCGGATCGACGCGCTGCTGGTCGAAGACGACAACACGCTGACGGTGATCGACATCAAAACCGTCAGCGCGAAAGAGTGGGCGTCGCGGTCAAAGATCGAGGAGTATGTTGATCAGATCAGCGTCTACGCGGCGCTAACCGACGCGCAGACCGGCGTGGTGCTGTTGGTCAACCGCGACACCGGCGAGATGGAAGAACTCCGGTTCGCGGTTGACCGCGCCCGCGCTGAAGCGTTGCTGTATAAGGCGCTGCGACTTCAGTCACTGGCGTTTGATGGTCGTATTGCTGAAGCGGTTGCTTGGGGGACGGAAGAATGCCGCTGGTGCCCGTTCCGAAAACGGTGTGAGCCGCTTGACAAAACGGGCGTTCTGGAGTATACTGCGGACTAAGGCGAGAGCGCCGAAGTGATAGAAAGGAAACGGAAATGTTCAAGGAACTGATCAGCAACGGCAATCACAGAGAGCGACCGGAATTGAACGGCGCGTACATCGGGCGGTTTCTCGGCGTCAAAGAGCGCCAACGCCCGACGTTCGAGACGAGGAATGCTACTGAGCCGGTGATGGAAGACGTGTTCGTCTTCGAGTTCGATATCGAAGACGATGACGGTCAGCAGGTGAGGGTGTCGAAATGGGTGCGCAAACCGAAACGGTTGACACATCCGAGCAAGAACGGAAAAGTCACCAATCTGTATCGGGTTCTTGCTGCGCTCTACGGCGTTGCACAGATGACCGACGCGCAACTAGAGCGCGCAGAGGAATTCGTTGAGAACGAGGCGATTGGGCGCGAGTATCAACTCACGCTGGAGACCAAACCCTCCGGGTGGGTTGAGATCGTCCACATCGCCCCCGTCCGTAAGGCGCGCAACCGGAAGAAAGAAGAAGATGAAGAAGTCCCGTTCTGAACCTCGCTGGAAAAGAAAGGAGCGCGAAGCACTCAAAGCCTTGCAAGCATTGTTCGGGCGGGTGAGCGATCCGTCGCTTGCCCGCCTTTTGACGCCGACGGGGCGCGTCGGGCACCTCACGCGCTTCGGGGTTGATGGATTTGTCGGCGACAATCCGGGATTTGCGGTAGAAGTGAAAGCGA